TGGTGCTGCACCCACCCCCGCCGCGGAATCCGCCGCCGGGGTGGGTGCAGCACCACCCACGGACCCGCCAGCGCCGGACACCGAGCCCCCGTTGCCGCCGCCCCCGATACCCGCGGCCGCCGCGTTGGCCGCCGTGATGCCACCACCAGAACCCCCACCCGGGCCCGCGAGCACCCCCGCGCCGCCACTGTTGCCCGCGCCCCCGGTTGCGGACGCCGCACCGCCACCACCCCCGGTCACAGTGCCGCTGCCCGTGCTGCCCCCAGTGCCCGCCGTCGCCGTACCACCACCGCCCGCACCACCGGTTCCAACACGGCCGATCAGACCGAACAGGGTCACACCCCCGGCGGTCCCGGCCACGCCATCGGTGTCGTCCGTCGTCCTCGCCGCACCACCCGGGCCTCCCGTGCCCACGGTCACCGCGACCGTCGCCCCGAGCGCCGACGCCTGGAAGTTCGCCTGGAACACCGACCCGCCGGCCCCGCCGCCACCACCGCAGCGGATGGTGCCCGCAGCACCGCGCCGCCCCGACCCGCCACCGCCACCACCGGCCAACAGGTACACGGACACCAGCACCGCGCCGGTCGGCTTCGTCCACGTCCCGCTGCCGGTGAACACCTGGACATCCGGGGTCCTGCTGGCCACACCACCGCTGGACAGGTTCAACGCCCCAGCCATCGTCCCGCCCCCGAGCGGCACGTACTTCGCCGCGGCGTCCGCCCTGTCCCCGTGAGGGTCGCCCGCCCCCGCATGAGTTGAGACGGCGCCGGTCGTGAAACTGCGGTCCGCGTGCGGATCCGTGGCGCCCGCGTGCGTGGTGACCTTCGAGGCCGCGTCCGAAGCTGCCGCCGCACGGTCACCGTGGGGATCTGCTGCCCCCGTGTGCGTAGACACCGAGCTCGTGGTGAATGCCCGGTCTGCGTGCGGGTCCGTGGCTCCTGAGTGCGTGGAGACTGCGGAGGTTGTGAACGCCCGGTCGGCATGGGGGTCCGTCGCACCGGCGTGAGCGGTGACCTTGCCCGTCGCGTCGGTGGCAGCCGCCGAAGTGGCCGCGGACTGCGCCGCATTGGCTTTCGTTGTCGCGTCCGAGGCCGCGACCGAGATGGCCGTGGACTGCGCGGTCCCCGCCTTCGTGGTGGCATCAGCGGCTGCTGCGGAGATGGCCGACGACTGTGCGACGGCCGCCGCCCCGGCCGGGTCGAACGCCGCGATGGTGACCGAGCTCAGTGCGGGGTTCGGGTAGGTGCCCGTGAGCGCCCCGCCGGCCGCACCAGACGGAGGACCACCCGTACTGAACCGCGCGTCATCCCCGGCCGCGACGGTCGCCGCGGTCTGCCCCACGTCGAGGAGCGCCGCCCCGCCCAACGATGACGGGTCGAGCAACACCGTGAAATCCCCGGCAACCGGGTCGGGCACGAGGATGTCCGCGAGTTGCAATGGCCCGGCACCGGACAGGACGCTGACGTACCGGGTGAAGTCCGGGGCGTTGGAGAATTCCCCGTCGACCTTGTACGTCCACCCGCTCGGGCTCATGGTGTCGACGTCGCAGGGCACCAGGTCGATGGAGAACAGCCCGGCCGTCAGGTACGCCGGTGCCTGTCCGCCGATGACGAGGTCCAGGCCACCGACGGTCACCAGGTCGGGGCCGGTGAAGACGAGGCGCCCCTTGTACGGGGCACCCCCCGGGGTGATCAGGGGCTTCGCCGTCGTGACGGTCACCTTCGGCACGCCTACGGGCAGCGCCATCGTGCCCCCTTTCAGTCGAGCGAGTACGGGATGAGTTCGACAGGCACTGGCTCTTCAGGCTGGCCGGCGGCCCGTAGGCGCCGGTTCGCGCGGCGGATGACCTTCATGGCCATCCGGAGGTGCTCGCGGAGAGACCGCTCCCGGGTGCTGCCCTGCTCGACCACGTCGGTGAGGTGGTCGACTTTCGTGCGCAGCTCCCTGATTTCGCCGCGCATGTCCTTCCAGATCGCCGGAGACACCTGGAGTTGTTCGGGTGTCGGGTCCTGGGCGGTCCCGGCCGGTGGAGGCACCTCGCGCGGGCCGCGGCGTCCGGTGACGAGGAGGCTGAGCAGGCCGATGGCCGCGACGACGGCCCCCCACAGGCCGCTACTCGCGTCCATTGGCTCTCCTCCGGCCGTACTCCGGCCACCGGTTGACGATGCCTGCGATGTACACGAATGCGCCCCAGGTGAATACCGATGTCCAGGCTTGCGGGTATTCGCTGGAGACCCAGGCGACGAAGTTCGCACCGGACCACAACGCCATCGGTACGGTGACGGCGCCGTACCCCCAGGTGTCGCGGGAGGACCGGATTTCCCAGGCCATGGCGAGGGCTACGGCGCCGCAGACGATCCAGATCGCGCCCCAGAAGGGCATGGGCTGCATGTGGGTGAGGACGCCGACGCCGCGGACGATTCCGTAGCGGGGGTCGCTGACGATGGATACGCCGTAGAGGACTTGCATGATCCCGAAGGCGAGGAGGATCCGGCCGCGGCGGCCCAACCGTTTGCTGACCCGCCGGACCGCCGCGCGCATCACACCGCCTGAACGGGCTGGGTGGTCTTCACCGGGCTGGTCTCCTCCAGGGGTACGGACGGCACTGGGGCTGTGACCTGCTCGTGCAGCACCAGAGCTAGTACGGTCGCGATGCCGGACATGATCAGGCCCTGCTGGTGTGCGGACATGTGGAGCCCGAACGCGATGAACAAGGCGATGCCGCCCTGTCCGAAGTTGAGGATGCTCGCGGCGAGCGCCCCGCTCTTGAGGACGATGGCGGTGGCGATGCCCACGGCGGCGGCGAGGGCTGCGTTGATCGCGCCCTGCTCGTTGTCGGACACGTCGATGCCGTAGGCCGCGGCGAGCTTGAGGATGACGGCGATGGTGGTGAGCCAGTACACGGGTTCTCTGCCGAAGATCTTCATGGTGATCCGTTTCTACTGGTTGGGGTTCAGACGGGCTGCGCGAGACTGCGGCAGCCGATGACCGTGCCGGTCGAGTTGCGTACCTCGCGGTACGGGACGAGGAGGTCGGAGCGCCGGTCGCAGAGGGCCAGGGCGACGACCAGGGAGACGATGTACTGCACGCCGTCCCGCTTCGGCGGGAGATTCTGGGCGTGCCCGAACTCGACCAACTCGGGGAACATGCCGCCGCCGAGTTCGATCGTGGCGAGGCGGGCCGGGGTCGGCTCGGGTGGGATCGTCTCGCGCAGGTGGGGGTCGAGATCGTCGCTGCCATCCTCGCGCTCTCCGGCGTAGAGGCGGATCGGGTGCGGCGTCAGGTTGAGGATCACGCCTCGGCCGCCGCCCCGGTGACGTCCACCTGGACGTGCACGACGGCGTCAGCGATGGCCTTCTCTACGGCAGCCACGAGGGTCGCGGTGTCGATGCCCGAGTGGAGGTCGCCGACTGCCTTGGTGAGTGCGCCGATGGTGGCGTTCAGGGCGGCGACCTGAGTCGTGAGGGTGCGCGTCGTGTTGTACGCGCCCTGGAGGTAGGCGTAGGCGTCGGGGAGCTTCGGGTTCGCCTTGACCTGCTTGGCGTTCTTGTAGCCCCAGACATCAATCGGTGCGGGCAAGGTGGGCTCCTTCACGGGGTCAGGCTGCGTGGGCTTGGGTGCGTCGCCGGCCGCCCACGTGCGCAGGTCGTCCGGGGAGAGATAGGCGAGGGAACGGTCCAGCGGGGTGCTGGTGAACTGCCAGAACAGCGGGTGCCGCCCGGACGGCGCCGGGGGTGTGTGCTTCTCCGAGTCCGCGTACGACATGGCGCCCGACGGATACGCCGGGTACCAGAGGAAGCTGGCGTTCGGCGGCAGATGGCCGGCCGCGATGTCCGACGCGGAGGTGTAGACGCCGACGCGGTCGTGCGGGAACGCGGCGTGCACGTCATCGATCCACGCCTGCGCGTACGCCTGGATCTGCTTCGCGGTGCGGCCCTTGTAGTTCGCGCCGTCGGTGCGGCGCTCCAGATCCAGGACGTGCACGAAGCCGGCCACGCGGTGGGTGTGGACCGCGGAGACGTAGTTCGCCGCTTCGGCCGCCGGGTCCTGGTTCGGCCAGGCGTAGTGGTAGGCGCCCGGCACGAGTCCGGCGCCGATGATGCCGGTGATGTGGGTGCCGAACTTGGCGTCGTGTGTGTGCTCGCCCTCGGACGCTTTCGCGAACGCGAACGTGAGCCCGCTGCGGGCCAGGGCTTTCCAGTCCTGGACGCCCTGATAGGACGACACATCGAGGCCGCGCGATGTCGGCATGGGTCCTCCCGGACATGAAAGAACCCCGGCCGGCTGGCGCGGGGCGGCGGTTGGTGCGTAGGGATGGGGATCAGGCGACGGACAGCAGCTTCCACGTGGGCTTGTTGGTCAGCGAGGTGATGCTGCCGTTGCCGAGGTGCCAGTACCGGCCCCGATAGAGGTTGTTCGTGACGGTGAGCGTCCAGCCAGCACCGTCAGTGCGCTTGAAGATGATCTGCGTGCTCGACACGATGATCTGGAAAGTCATGAACGTGCCGTTGACCGGCGCGACAGTGGCCAGCGTCCCGAGCTGCGTGCCGGTCGTACTGCCAGCGACGTGCGAGTAGATCTGGATGTCGCCGTTGCCGCGGATCAGGCAGTGGTAGCCGCCCGGGGAGGCCAGCGCCCCGTAGGCGTTGTTGTTGTTGGCGAACTGCCAGGGGTCGTCTTTCGACCTGCACAAGGCGACGTCGGCGTGCAGCGCCGATGCGGGGGCGGTGTCCCACTTCATCTGGAAGTTGATGGTGTGGGTGGTGCCGTCGGCCGGGCGGTGACCGAACATCCCCACCGCGTCGTTGGGCACCACCGGCACGTAGGCACCCGAGGCGCCGTCGTATTTCAGCGCGTAGACGGGGTCGTAGCGGGCGATGCCGAGGGTGCCTGGCTGGCTGATCTGCGCGTCGAATCGGTCCAGGGTGAGCGCCGGGGAGTTGTTGAGGTAGATCCACTGGGCTTCCATGAAGCCGACGACGCCGAGGGCGGTCAGGCGCTCGACGTCGATGTGCCGGTGGACGTCCCAGACCATGACTTTTTTGCCGCGGGCGACGACCAGAGAGACCTGGGCGTCCGTCGACGCGATCGGCACACCCCAGAAGTCGATGTTGGCGTCGTAGGTGTCCATCTGCGTGTTGGTCGTGGTGGCGTCGACGTACCCCCACACGTAAAAACCATTCGCTTTCGCCCACGCAAAAGAGGTCGATTGGTAATAGCCCTTCCAAAGGACCGAGCGCTGGCACCCCGGATACCGGGCCAGCAGCAAGTTCTGCAAGGGGACAATGGCGTCGTTGCTCTTGGCCTCGATGAAGATCACGCACTTGCCGTACAGCGCGTCCAGGACCTCTTCCAGCGTGGGGATCGGCTGGGACGACCAGCCCGCGCCGAGCAGCGACTGCTGGGTGACGAGGACCTTTTCCCTCAACGCCGCGAGAGTCCAGTCCTTCAGGTTCCCCGTGTGGTCCGTGGTCCTGTCCAGGGTCAGGTCATGCATGCACACGAGCACGCCGTCGGCGGTGAGCTGGACGGAAACCTCGATGGCGGGAGCGCCTGCGGCGAGCGCGGACCGGTAGGACCGCAGGGTGTGCTCGGGGAACTCCCCGCCACTGCCGCGGTGGGCGGCGGTGAACGTGGGCTGCGCGAGCAGGTTCGAGACCGTCGGGTTGTAGACGCCCGTCAGGTCGAAGTATGTGGTGTTGTGCGGATTCGATGCCGCGTAGTGCCCGGCCGTTGACGTCTGGAGGGTCTTGACGTCGGCGCCGAGGTCGAGGGCGACCATCAGGGAACGGTAGCCGCCGCCGGCGTCGGCCCACATCTGAGTGACGCCGTCCGGGCCGGAGAACCTGGGGATGGTGCCGACCGGCAGGCCGGAGGCGCCGGTTGAGCTGGTGACCGTGCTGATCGCCGAGCCGGTCGCGTCCAGGAGGTCGGTGAGCTGCGTGCCGCTGGTGGCGGAGTCCCACACGGTGATGACGACGCCGCCGGCCAACGTGGCGGCGTTGGCGGCTCCGACAGTGAAAGTCCAGTCACTGGGGCCCTGGCCGAAAACGTGGCGGCTCATGCGGACGGCTCCATTTCAAGTCGCCCATACGACAAGCTGCTGACGTCCACGTCATTCGTGGTTGTCGTGCTCGCGTAGATGGGTGTGAGGGTGACGGACGCGCCGGGGGTGAGCCCGCTGAAGTACGTGCGTTTGGTGGCGGCGATGCCGCTGCTGCGCACGCTCATCCCCCTGTTCCGGACGGTGACGAGGTCCGTGCCGACGGTCAGTCCGCCGCCGGATGCCCGCCAGCTGATCCAGATCGTGCTGTCGGCGGCGTGGAGATTTTGGATCCAGCCGCTGATGTTGACGTGGATGCGCCCGGAGGGCGGCACGGTGAACGCCAGCGGAGCCCAGTTCCCGGACGGAAAATCGTGCCAGGCGCTGTCGTCCCTGATGCTGTTGCCGAACAGGGTGGTGCTCATGTCCGAAGTCACCGGCAGAGGCGGGTTGGAGATCGCCTCCCAGATCGTCCCGTTCCACACGTATCCGGTGCCGTTCTGCCACATCATCACGCCCGGAACCGGCGCCGGCGGCCGGGTCGCAACCGTCGACCCGGGCGCGGCCGGCCCGTACGGTGTTGCGTACCAGGCGCGCGGCAGGACCTGCCCTGCGGAGGTGAGGGTCGCGCCGTTGGGCACGGTCACTTCCGCCAGGGGGATCTCGTAGATCCCAGTGTCGCCGGCGTCGACCTGCAACGCGGGCGCCCCGGACCCGGGGGTGCCCGCCTTGACGTAGGCGGTGACGTTCCAGGTGCTGCGGTTGAGCCCGAGCACGACGAGGTCTACGCGGGTGCTGCCCGAGGAGTTGGCGCCGATGGAGAGCGTCAGGACGCTGCCGCCGGACGACCACCCGTGGCCGCGGACCTGCGCGATGCGGCTCGCCCGAACGAACACCTGCCGCCCGGAGCCGTCCGCGTAGACCAGCGGGGTGTCGGTGATGTTGCCGACGAGGCCGTCGACGTACTGGGCTGCGACGAGCCGTTCGTAGGCCAGGTCGTCGATGACCCGGGAGGTGTCCGGGGACGGCCAGGATGATTGCGCCACAGGTGCTCACCTTCTGGTTTCGATGCGCCCGAGCCGCCGGGCGAGCCCGCGGATCTGCTGGACGGTGCGCGTGTCAGTGGTCTGGTCGCCCTTGCCGATCACGGAGGTGACGAGTTCGCCGCCGCCGGGGGTGGCTTCGAGGCGGATCGTGTAGACGAGGTCGGCGACCTCGAAGCCGGAGGCGAGTTCGACGGTGACTTTGTCGCCGAGTCCGAAGTCGCGGCCCGCGCGCAGGTCTTCGGTGTCGACGGTGACCGTGGACAGGCTGACCTGCGGGTTGTCGTTGCCCAGTTCGAGGTTTGCGGCCTGGGTCAGCTCGCCGTTGACGTCCGTGGTCCCGGACTGGTCGAGCAGCTTCTCGACGCGGTACCAGTCCGGGGCGGCCCCGGAGGTGACCTCTACGAACTGGCGGGTCCCGGTGTCGCCGCCCATGACGAGCTCGGAGGTGGCTGTGGGCGCGGCGAGCGTGAAACTCGCAGACCGCAGGTTGCCGAGGTTGCGGGAGAAGCGGGCGGTGCCGGTGCGGTCGACGGGGGCGTAGACGGCGAACTTGATCTGGTCGCCGACCTGGTAGGTGCGGAACCCGAGGCCGTCCCCGCTGGCCACGGTCCGGCACACGTCCAGGAGCGGTTCGAACCGGGTGCTGATGGAGGTGTTGGTGCCCACGCCGGCGGCGGTGTCGAGGACGAGTTGTTCGATCCTGCGCGCGGTGATGGCGCCGGGCCCGCAGTTGAGGTTGACCAGGGTGCGGATGATGGTCTCCGCGTTGGTGGCGGTCAGTTGGTAGGTGGGGTCCGAGACGACGGTCTGCGAGGCGAGGTTCACCGTGGGGTCGGGGTAGGTGAGGTATCCGGCGATCCGGGCGAGGTCGTCGGAGAAGCCGACGGTGACTTTGCCCGGGTCCTGTTCGCCGTCGACGGCCCACTCGAACTGCTGGGGCTGCTCCATCGGCCCCGCGCACCAGATAGCACCGTCACGGATGACGACCAACCTGTTGCCGGGCTGGAGCAGCGCCTCGTACTCGGGGCGGGCGGGCATGGCCACCGACCCGGTCGCCGGGGTTTTGAAGTTGAGGTCACAGCTGAGGTCGGTCCAGCCGTCCAGGGGGTCACCGAGGACGTTCAGGTTCCGGTCGGTGACCAGCAGATCGATCGCCATGGTCACCCCCAGCGCTGTCAGGCTGTTTCGTACCGGGCTTCGAAGGACACGTCGACCGCGGAGCCCGTGCCGGAGCCGGAGAGCGTGAACGTGACGGCGTTGGTGCCGGGCTGAAGCCCCCACAGCTGTGCGGAAGGCCAGTTCAGAGCCGGCGTCCACACGTCGCCGTTCTGGTAGCGGACCTGCATGGGGTCGGTGCGGACCGTGACCTTCTCGCCGGCCAGGAGGTTGCCGTGGCCGGTGTCCGACGGGGTGAGCGTGAACGACTCACCGGTGTCGTTGTTGGTGCAGGTGATCGCGGATGCCGGGCCGGTGATCGTCCAGGTCGGCCACCCGATGGCGTCGCCGGGGTTGACGAGCGTCGTCGCGCCGAGGACCTGGCTGGATGACACCTGGGGGTACGGGTCGAGGAAACTCACACCGGTCCCGGACTCGCGGTGATCGGTAACGGGCACCGGGTCCGTCCAGTAGGGGTCCTCGCAGAACCAGGTGACGACCCCACTGTCGATGACCCGCCCGTATCCCTGTGTGGCCTGGCCCTCCCAGCCGTCCTGGTAGTACACCGGGATGCGCCGCAGGCTGCCGTCCGGGCGGGCGATCTCCAGGATTCCCGGCCCGTAGCGGGAGGTGTCCGTCAGGGCCCGCGCCAGGTTGCGCCAGCGGCCCACGAACTCCATGTGGGTGCTGCCGAAGACGAGCAGGGGCCAGACGATGGTCCGCGGCTGCGGCTGGATGTGCCGCACCCTGGCCCCGCCCCGCGGGTACGGGTCCGTGGTGAGCGAGACCGGGGCCGCGCCGAGGCCGGACACGCCGTCGGCAAGGGTGAACCAGCCGCGCTCCGGCGCGTCGTCCGTCAGCGGCCACGCTGTACCGGACGGGTCGAAGTACGTCGCGGTCGCCAGTCCGACGTCCGGCAGTACCACCGGAGGAGGCGGTGGCGGAGGCGGAGGTGGCGGGGGTGCGATGACCGGTGTCGCGAGGATGGGCATCTAGTACGGCCTCCCCACCCGTTGCCGGGCCTCCTGCTGGCGCTGGAGTGTCTGGAGGTCCGACATCTTGAAATCGGCCGTCCTCGCGTTGATCTGGTACGTGATCGAGCCGCCGGCGGTTCCCTGCGCGCCCGCGGCAGACAGCGGCTGGGCCACCCGGACGCGCTCAGCGGAGGCCCCGGCGACCAGCGCCGCCATGCGCCGGGCGCTGGCTTCGATCTCCGGGTGCTTGTTGCGGAAACCGACGAGGAAGCCCTCACCGGTCAGCCCGCCCAGCCGCTGCGTCAGCCTCGACGGCGACTTGATCTCCAGGGCCTTCCTGATGGCCGCCTCGATCTTCTTGGCGAGGACCGACATCTCCTTCTCGATGTCCTTCTCCTGCGCCTGCAAGCCGGTCAGGAAGCCCTTCCCCGCCTGCTTCCCGCTGTCGTACATCGAGTCGGCGACGCCCTTGCCGTACGCCGTGGACGCGCTGTCGATCTGGACCTGAGCCGAGTTGATCGACTTGAGGTCCGCAGTCGACGCGTCAGCCAGCGCCTGCGCGTAGGTGCCGCCCTGCTCGGGGCCTGCCTGGACGAGCTGGTTGAGCAAGCCCTTGTTCAGGCCGCGCTTGGCGAGCAGCGCCAGGTTGGAGGAGAACTTCTTGATCTGCGCCAGCCGGACGTTGAGGCCGTACAGGACGCTCTTGGCGTTGAAGGGCCCTGCACCACTGAACAGGCTGGTCAGGCCAGCGGAGGACTTGGCGCTGTCGGAGGCGCTGGCCGCGTAGGCGTTGGCCGTGGCGATCGTGGAATTGAGCGAGTCGCGCTTGCCCGCGAGGGTGGTGAGCTTGCCGGTGTCGGTGCGGACCAGGTTGATCGTGTTGATCGTGGCCTTGCGCCCGTTGGCGGTCACCGCGCTGTCCCTGAGCCGCTGCAACGCCGTGATCATGCTGTTCGACGTGGACGTGATCTGCGACGCAGACCCGGTCATGCTCTTGGTGAAGTTCGCCGCGAGCTTGTCGAGGACGTTCTGCACCGCGCCGTTGCGCTTCTTGACGGCCGCCGCGTAGGTGTTGGCCCGCTTCTGCGCCTCGTTGAGGCGCTTGGCTGCGGTGGCCTCCTTCTGCCGGTCCTCCTTGAGCTGTAGCCGGGCGTCGCGGAGCATGGACTGGGCGCGGGCCTTGTCGGCCTGGCTGTGCGCCCGGTTGTATGCGGCCTGCGCCTGGTTGACGGCCGTCTGGTCGGCGTTGACCCGGGCCAGGATGGAGTCGTACGACGACTGCGCCGACTTCAGGGTGACGACGCCGCCGGTGGCGAAGCTCTGGACCCTGCCGAGGACGCCGCCGTCCTTGAAGCCCATCGCCCGCCGGACACCGGCCACGCCCTGCGAGCGCGATAGGCGGTTCCAGGCGTTGACCATGGCCGGGCCGACCGCACGGGTCCACTCGGGCCTCATGACGGCCTCGCCGCCGGACAGGTTCAGGCCGCCGCCGGTGGGGCTGTAGAAGTGGTGGACGTCCTTGCCGGGGGTATAGCCGGGCAAGATGCCGCCGGTGGCGTAGCCGCCCCCCTCATGCGCCACGTTGACGGGCTTGCCCTTGACGATCGTGTACGTGGTGAGGATGTCGACGGACGTCCCGTGCAGGTTGTTGATCTTGGCCTGTGCGTCCCGGATCACGTTGTTGAGCTGGGCGATGTTGCCTTTGATCGCCACCGCCTTGGGCCCCTTGACGCCCTTGAGGCTGGCCTGCGCCTTGCCGACCTTGTCCTTCAGGTCGGTGATGTTGCCCCTGAGGTAAGCAGTCTTGTCCGGGGTCTTCAGGATCTGGCTGGCGAGAGTCTTGGCCTCGCTGGTGGTCAGACCCATCTGGTGGGCGGTCTTGATCAGAGAGGAGCGGCCCCGGTCGTACGTCCCCTTGACGTCCGTCCACGACTTGCCCTGGTCCAGGGCGGCCGCCGTCGCGGCGTCCGTCTTCGCCGCAAGGTCGGACAGCGGCTGATAGGCGTCACGGGCGGCCTGGCTGCTGAGGTTCAGCTCACCGTTGGTCATCGACAGGGCGTGGTGGTGCTTGTCGACCGCCTTCTTCGCGTCGTCGATGGCCTGCTCGAAGTCCGACTGGGCACTGATCGCTGCCCGGTTGACGTCGTTCAGCGCCTGGATCGACTGCCGCAGGCCATCGGCGCTCTTCTTCTGCCCGTCGAGCTGCGACTGGACCCGCTGCGCCTGGTTGCCGAACAGACCCATCGAGTCGGCGGTGAGGTCGCTCTCGAACTTCGCGTCGGCCAGGGCACTCTGGTAGTCGTCGAGCTTGGACGTGAGGTCCGACGTCGGCTTGCCCGTCTTGGCGTAACTGGCAGTGAGCCGCTTGACGGCCTCAGACGCGAGATCCGCCTTGCCGCCCGACACCAGGTTGGCCAGGGACTTGTCGACGGCGTCGAGGTCCTTGGACGCGGCCTTCGCACTGTTGGACTTGGCCATGCCCAGCGAGAACACCTTGTTCATCGCGTCGTTGAAGTGATCCATCTTGGAACCGCCGCCGTTGAGGCGGTCGATGGACTCATTCAGGCCCGACAGATCCTTGCCGAAGGAACGCGCCGCCTCACCGGTGACCTTGCCGGTGCGGCCCAAGTCCCCGATGGCGGTCGTCATCCGGTCGACGTCGGGGGCCTTCTTACCGGAGCTGCTCAGCTTGTTGAGCACCAGCACCACAGCGGCGACCGCCAGCAGCGCCCCGCCGATCTTCGCCCCCGTCGACAGGCCGGCGATGGCTGCGCGCACACCCGTGAGGCCGCCGCCGGCCGCTGTCGAGGCGGCGCGGACGGCGGTCAGGCGGGTCGCTACGGTCCGCAGGCTGCCCCCCAGCGCGGTGACGCCGGAGCTGGCGAGCTTGTACAGCCTGAAAGTGGTGTAGAGCTGGAGTGCGCGGCCGATGAACTCCGGAGGCAGCGCGGACACCAGCTGCGCGGCGGCGTCGACCACCGTGAGCATGCTCGGGCCGGCCTCCGAGACGCCCTGGACGACGTGCAGGACGGCCGTGGCAATGTCGGTGAGGGTCTTCTTGACCTCGGGGCCGTTCTCCTTGGCGTACGCCATGAACTCGCTGGCGGGGCCACTGGCCTTGCCCTCGCTGAGGATCCGGGAGAAATGCACGGTCTCGTCGACGATCTCCTTGAGGACCTTCGCGGAGAACGTGCTGAACTTGCCCATCATCTTGTCGAAGCCAGGCGTGTTGACCGCGCCGCCCGCGATGGTCGTCAGCCGGGACAGCTGGTTGGAGGTGTCCTTCACCAGCGGCGACAGGTGCGGCAGGATCTTGTCGACAACGGCGATGCCCTGGGTGACCGGGGTCATCGTGAACTCCGACATGGAGTTCGACCAGTCCTTGAAGTCGCTCCGCAGGATCGTGAACGCCACCGCGGCGCGCCGGGTCTGCTCCGGCATCGCGTCGAGAGTCGCAGCGACGGCGTCCTGAGCCTCGTAAGCCTCCTTGGAGGCGACGCCGTACTTCTTGACGGCCGCGCCGGCGTTGTCCTCGGCCGCCGCGAGGCCGGTGAACATGGCGATCTGCGGCTTCACCGCCGCGCCGAACGCCCCGACGGACACCAGGGCTGCGCCGCCGGCCACCGCGATGGACGTCAGGTACGCCGCGACGGGGGCCAGGGCCGGGGCCAGGGAGATGAGCGTCCCCTTGATGTCCTCGCCTGCCCCGGCTGCTCCTACGGGGCTTGAGCCGCCACCGGTGCCCCCGACGGTGCGGGTTCGGACGGTGACGGTGCGATCGCGGGTGAGGAGGTCGATCTCGTCGGCCGCTACGCGGGTGTCGGCATCGAGGCGGATGGTCGAGGTGCGGTTGCGGGTGAGCGCGTCGATCTCGTCGGCGGCGACACGGGTGTCGACGGAGGCGAAGATCGGTACGGTCCGCGCCTTGGTGAGCTTGTCGAGGTCCCGGGTGACCTTGTTGGCCGCCGCCTGGTTCAGCTTGGGGAAGATCCCGACGCTCAGGTCATCGGTGCTGATGCCCCGGAGTTCGGTGCGCAGCCGCTGGGCGAACCCGGTGAGTGAAGGGGCCAGCCGGACCTGAGCCGAACCGACGGTCGTGGGCACAGGCTTGACCCCCTCGTCACGAGTTCACGGAGCCCCTGCGGGACTTGAGGGACGCGTCGAGCGCGGCCAGTTCATCCCGGCCGGGGATGGCTTCTACCGGCCGCAGCCGGGAGAGGGCCTGGAGTTGCTGCTCCCGGCGCTCCATCCGGCTGATGTCCTCGTCGCTCGGAGGAATGTCCAGGACGGGCACCTCGACCGGATGGAGGTCCGGGGTGCCCTTGATGCCGTGACCGGCCCACTGGATGCGGATGAGGATCTGGAGCAGGTTGGCCTGGTACGCCGCCAGCCAGTCCGCCTGCGTCCAGCGGCGGCCCTCGGTGTCACCGGCCAGGGCGGCTTTGGTCGCGGAGTCCTCGGGGAGCCCCTCTACGAAGCAGAGGAGTTCGAGCCAGCTCATGCTGCCCTGGCCCCACTCGTTGGCGTGGAACTCGGCGAGCGACCTGCCGGGGTAGTACCGGGCGATGTCGGCGTGGACCTTGCGGGGGTGCTCGGTCAGGACTCCGAGGAGCCAGAGGATTCCCCCAGGCTCGCGCCCTCGTCGTCGTCCGCGTCGGCATCGACGCCCATGACCTCCTTGAAGATCGCCTTCATGTCGGTGAAGTCCAGTCCGGCCTCGATGAGCCGGTCGAACTGGTCCTCGCCCATCAGCTCGCGGAGGATGGCGACGTCGCCGTCGAGGTGGTCGATGGCCAGGAGGAACTTCACCGGCCACCAGGTGCGGCGCAGGAAGCGGAAGGTCAGGACGTCCGCGGAGCCGTCGGGGGTGATCTCGAACTCCACGTACTTGTCGCCGCGGGCATCGGCCTGCTGGGCACGCAGGGCGTTGAGGTTGAACGCCTTGCGGGGTGCTCCGGTCTTGGACATGGGTCTCCTCGTGGGTCTTGTGGGGCTCGTGGATCGGATGAAGGCGTGCTGAGCGGCCGGAGAGGACCCACGTACTCCCCGGCCGCCGATCGGTGGCGGATCAGGCCGGAAGAGCCACGGCTCCGTACATCCGCTGGATCGCCGCCGCGCCGCCGGGCGCGGTGAGCGCGGTGAACGTCAGGTCGAAGCCGACCGGGACGTCCGCCTTGTACGTGAGGTCGCCCTTCGCGGTGGCCTCCGCTCGGGCGATCACGAAGCGGCAGTGCCGGTCGCCGTCGAGGACGTCGAAACCGAGCGCGACCTCGTACGGGTCGGTGGTGCTCGGGTCGCTGAAGGAGATGAACTGCGTGCCCCCGCTGCCCGAGGAGGTCATGTCCGCGATGGGCACCGAGTAGTACAGGCCCAGCGCCTGCGCGGTGATGTTGATCAGCACGGCCTTGTAGGTGCTGGTGCGCTGCTTGACCTGGCTGCGGGTGGGGGTGTTCGACCCCCACTTCATGATCTGGGTGCGGTCCTCTCCGAGTGCCTCGGCGAGACCGTCATCCGATACGTCGCCGAGGTTGGTCCACTCGGCGCCCCAGGAGGCGAACGGGTCGACAGGGGCGGTGGCGCCGACGGCCGCGATGTACGCGAATCCGCCCACACCGAGCATCACAGGCTCGATGGCCATGGTTGTACTCCTCATGTGGTGGCCCACGCGGGGCCGGATGGAGCCCGGCAGCCGGGCGAAGTAGTCAGGCGGAGCCGCGGACCGTCAGACCCGCGATCCACCCGGTGCGGACGACACCCGTATTCGGCTCTTCGGGCCGGGCGGTAGGACCGGTCTCCTCCCACGTCCGGGAGACCGTCCCCTCCTCCGTCACCGCGCCCTTGAGGTCCTCCAGCGCCAACCGGACCGCGCCGACAGTGGTGTTGGCGCCCTCACGGGAGTCGGCGAAGACATCCACGCTGACCCGGGCGTCCTCTGCGGTGTACCGGCCGTTCCACGTGGGGATCGTGCGGGGTCCACCGACGCGGGTGATCTGCGCCAGCGGCAGCCGGGGGATGAACTCACCTGCGGCCGGCCGGACGGTGCACACGTACAGCCCGTCCACGGTGTCGGTCAGGTACTGGACGATGAGGGCCTCGATGTCGGGGAGCGCCACGGTGTGCTCCCGTCGGTCAGTCGGTCTTCGTGGCCTTCGCGGTCTTCCTGGGCACGGCAGCCGACGTGGGCGGCTCCTGGCTGGGAGTGTCCGCCGGGCCGTCAGCGGGGGGCGCGTCGCTGTCCTCCGGGTGGCCGATGCCCGCCCGCACGAGCGCGGGGACCCGGAAGTCGGGCACTTCTACGACATCGCCGGGCCCGCCGGCGGGGTCCTTCATCCAGAAGGAGAGTCGGAACCGCATCATGGGCCTCCTGCCGCGTCGAGGGCGTTGTTCAGGGTGTTGTGCGCGGGGTGACCGGGCACTCGGGTGCCGTGCTCGACGTAGATCGAGTGGCCGGCGCTGGCCACGATGAGGACCTCGCTGTCGCCGGGGCCGTCCTCCAGGTGGATGGAGTCCCGGTACTCGCCGGTGTCCACCGGTGCGGTGTCCTTCGCGGACTGGACGACGCGCCGGCCGCGGGCGCGCATGTCCCGCTTCACCGCGGGCGTGGCGGCCAGCGCCTGGATCGCGGCCTCGTCGACTTCGATGTTGACCAGGCTCATCCCGACACCAGCCTCCCCATGACCTCGATGTGCGCCAGAGCCGCTGTGGGCCCGGTTCTCGGGACCGGTTCGCCGTCGACCTCCAGGACCATCCCGCGGACCTCCATGCGGTCCTGCGCGGTGATCGCGGTGCCCGGCGGCAGGTAGCAGCGGTACACGGTCGTCGTCTGGTCCTTCCCGTCGGTGGACTCGGAGGTGGTCGCACCGTCGACCACAGCGCGCACCGCGGTACGGGTCGCGTTGGGCCAGTCCGGGGCCAGGTTGTTGTACGCGTCCGCGACCAGGTTGGCGTGGACGACCGTCACGGTGTCCGTGGTGAGAGGAAGCATCGGTTACCAATTGCAGGCGGTTGATGGGTAGGCCGGCACGAGTCCCGACGTGCGGAGCAGGTCCAGCAGCTCCGGAGAGTCGCGGGGCGTGCCGCCACCCACGAGGGACAGCGCCCTGGTGACAGTGACGCTGCCGACCGTCTGGGTGCTGATGTTGGCGTTGGCCCCGGTCTCGTCATCCAGGTCAGCGATGTACTGCGCCTGGAGGCACACGCCCTCCCGGAGCAGGTCCACCAAGTTGGCGGCGGTCGGCATGCCGTCGGTGTCCGTGTCGTAGCGGGCGCCGAGGAGCAGCACGTCGAGCCGCCGCGACGCGTTCTTCAGGAGGCGCGCCGCGTTCGCGGGGACCGGGTCCGGGTCGAGGAAGTCCGCGAACTCCTCGACGGTGGCGTAGATCCTCATCGGGTGCGCCTCCTTCCCGACCCGGAGGTCACAGCGACAGGCACGCCACGGTGACCGTGGTGACGGCCGAGATGTCCAGGTAGACGTTCTCGGTGCCGTCCGGCTGCTCGTAGTCGTCCGGGTATGGGCCGAAGAACTTCTCTGCCCCGGCCGCGATCGTCGCGGTGGGCGCGGTCACGGCCTGGCCCTGGACGGTCCGGCCGATCTTCTCGGTGATCGTGATCGACGCCGCCGAGCCGTTCTTGACGTGGACGAACTGCTTGCCGGAGCTGCGGAACGATACGCCCGCCGCATCCGGTGTGACATAGGTCGCCAGGACCCCGTGAGGCCCGAGGCGCTGCGGGTTGAGTGCGGTGCGTGCCATGTGTCAGACCCCGATCAGGTTGCCAGGACGAGGGGCGTGGCCGCCTTGAACGTCGGGGTCGCGATGGTCGCCGGGGCCGTTGCGGTCAGGCCGGTCCCGGACGACTGGGACAGGTTGACCTCGCCGGTGAGGACGGCCTTCTGCGACCGGCAGCCGATCAGTGTCGGGGGCGTCGTCGCGGTCACGGACAGTGCCGCGTAGTACAGGCCCGAGCGGGTGATGCGCTGCGCGGTGCCCAGCGCGAACACCACCGCGGTGTCGGCGGCCCAGGCGGTGCTGGTCTTGTCCGCGGACTGCGACAGCAGCGCCCCCGCGGGGCTGTAGAGCGCCGCGAAGTAGTTCGTCGGGGTGCCAGCCGCGGTCCCGGCCGAGATGAACGTGAGGTTGGTGATCAGGTCACCGGCGACGAGGTAGATCGGCACGGACGTCATGACGCCGGTGGCGAGGGCGGCGACGTCGTCGAGGCCGGTCCGGGGCAGGTTCGCCCGGTGGAAGACCTGTGTCGGGTCGGGTCGGCCTGCGCTGTTCATGTAACCGAGTTCGTCGCGGGGGTTCCCGCGGAACGCTCCGAGGACGGTCATGCCTGCGGTCCTTCCTGGTCGTCGGCCGGGGCCGGGGTCTTGTCGGCGAGGATCTCGTCGCGCTTGCCGGTGATCGTGACGCGGTTCTTGCCCGCGGTCTCGTTCTCCAGGACACGGACGGCGACCTCGTAGGAAGCGGAGTCGAGGAAGGCCAGCACTTCGTCGGCCTTGTGCTCGGACGGGTCGAACGGGCCGTCGTCTTCGGGGGTGCTGCTCGGCTCCGGCTCGGCCTGGACGGGCGACAGCCGGTATCCGGCGCGCTCGAAGTAGGCGTACGCGGACCGGCCGGCGTCGTTGTCGGTGTCGACCTCGGCGATACCCGCCACGAAATCGACGCCGACGACGTTGCCGGTGAACTGCGGCAGCGGGGCCCGCACTTCGAACCTGGCCATCAGCCGGTCACCTTCAGGTTCCGCATCACACCGCACGCCTTGGTGTTGCGGATGACTCCGGCGACGGGGCCCATTTCGATCTCGCCGGTCTTGACCGCGCCGGGGAGGCTGAAGTCGGGCATGTAGGTGTTGACGAGGGCCTGCCCGGCGAGCGACGCACCGTGCAGGGCGTCCATGCCGAAGGACACGGCGTACAGGTCGGTGAGTCCGGTGATGAGGCCGCCGCCGCCCGCACCGTCCGCGTCGCGGGACTGGACGGGGATGATCGGGCCGACTCCGGTGGAGGTGTCGCCGATGTCGACGAGGACCCACTGACCATAAGACTCGATCTTCCGGCCGAGGCTGTCCTCGGTGGCGGTGTACATCGCAGCCCACCGGGCGAGCGCCCGCACGCGGGTGATCGACTGGGTGTTGCCGATGATGGCCTTCACGCCCGGCGGCAGAGCGCCCGGGGTGCCCTGGTCGCCGCCGCCGGTGTGCGACGGGACGATCGTGGACAGGAAGTTGTCGAGCTGGTCCAGGGCCGCCATCGCCAGGGCCTGCGTGATGATCGCGCCCGGGGTCCAGTCGAGGTACCCGGCGGTGATGCCCTGGTTGATCGGCAGGAACTCGGTGACGGTGCCGGTCAGGGACTTGTCGAGGCCGTCGAAGCCGTCGTCCGTCGCGTTGTCGCCGAGGATGAGCTGCTCCTGAAACTTCGTCCGGATGGACGTGAGGAGCTGCTGCGACTGGAACTCGATCTCGTTGCTGGCTGCGGATCCGAGCTTGGCCAGGACACGGTCGATGTTGAATGACCCGCCGAGCGGCTTCAGGTCCACCGTGAAGCGCGCCCGAGTCGCCTGCGACGCGGTGTACTCCTGGTTGAACTGCCGGAACTGCGCCGGCCTGGCGGCCGTCAGCCGGGTGTAGCCGTAGGTGAGGGTGCCGCCACCGGTGCCCGGGTTGACGGTGTCGTCGAACGCGATCTGGTCGAGCAGCCACGAGTAGCGGCGCAGGTTGTCGATGACGGCGTAGTCGATGTCCGACTGGACGTTGACCTGCGCCTGGGCAAGGGTGACGGGCACGGTGCCCTCCTATGTCTCAGGTGTTGTAGGTGCTCTTGATAGCGGTGCCGATGCTGGTGGGACGCTTGCGTGCGCCGTCCTCGCGCGAGCCACCGCCCATGTCCCCGCCGGACCGGCCGGCGGTCTGGGTGCGCAGCGCGGTGTTCTTCTCCGCGGATGCCTTGATGAGGGCCTTCAGGGCCGTCTTGAACTTCGCGGGGTCGGCCGGGTCGAGGCTGTCGACGTCGTCGCAGAACGCCCGGGAGTCGAGCAGCCGGTCGCCGTCGACGCCCATGGCGTACGCAGTCCGTACGACAGTCGCCTCGATCTGCGCGTCCACCGCGTCCTGCTGCGCCGCGGTGATCTGCCCCTGGGACTCCTGCAACTTGGCCAGGAGCTTCGCCGGGTCCGTCTCGGTGGTGTCGTCGTCCTTGACCAGACCCAGCGCCTTACCCAACTTCTCGGTGAGCGCCTTCACGGCCTCGTCTGCCGCTGCCTGCTTCGCTGCGGTGCGGTCCTTACCGGCTTCCTTACGGACGTCGGCGAGCTCCTTGTTGAGCCGTGCGACCTCCGCAGCCGGATCGCCGCCCTTACCCGCAGCGCCCTTGCCTGCGCCGTCGCCCTTGCCGGTGCCTTCGTCGCCGGTCCCGCCGGCTCCAGCACCATCACCTGTTCCGTCACCGTCTCCGGTGCCGCCGTCACCCGCGCCCTCGTCTCCGCTGCCGGATCCGGAGCCGTCGCCGTCCCCTCCGTCCGCGTAGAGGAACGGGGAGAAAGGGGCGTTGCCGTAGGGGTGTGACCAGCCGGTGCCCGCGAGACCGCGGGGCAGGGTCTTCTTGCGCATGGTGCCCTCCAGGGCATGGATCAGCCCGCACCTGGCGGGGCGATGGGTGGCCCGCTCCTGGCGGACCGCAACGTGGGGTGGTGCATTGGGCGCGCACCAGGCGCACCCTGTGGTTCCCGGCCCGCTGCCTGGCGGGCCGAAGCTGTGGGGTCAGTCCTTCTTGCCGGCGGCGGCGAGCTTCTGGAACTTCGCCTTGCCAAGCTTCTTCCGGCCGATGACGGCGGCGAGGCCCTTGGGGTCGTCGGCGCCCTTCGCAGCGAGCTGCGCGGCGAGCTTCTGGAAGCGCCCGGACTTCGGTGCCATGGCCATGAGGTCTCCGATCAGAGGGTGGTGCGCTCGCGGGCGCGCTGCCTGCGCAGGCCCGTGCTCGCGGTCAGGCCGGCCAGGCGGCCCTGGGTGGCGCGGACACTCGCCGCAGCATCGCCCCGGGCGCGGTCGTCTAGGGCGACGGCCTCGCGGCGCTGCCAGGCCCGCAACTGCCGCTCCAACCGCCGCTGCTCCTGCGTGTCCTCGTACGTCACCCCGGGCGGGCCTGGTGCTGGCGGGTCCGGCCGGGTCACACCGGGGAGGAACGGGCGCAGGCTGTGACGGCAGTTGACGTGGTACAGACCGGCAGTGCGCGCCTCTTCGAGGGACCCGGCGACGCGTACGGGCACGGTCACCGGGGAGCCGACCGCCGGACGACCCTGCACCACGCGGGCACCGGGCGACGCGTCCAGGGTGAGGACCTTGGACTCCCAGGGGCGGCACAGCGGGCACTCCAGCGGGCTGTTGGACACGATGATCAGGCCGAGGCCGACACCGGCGAGGAGGTCGGTCCCGCCGTCGACGACCGCGCGCCCCGTCGCCGACCGCATGGCCATGTCGGCGTAGGCGGTCATCGACCAGCCGCGCCCGCGCGGGTCGACCATCCCGGTGATGCCGCGCCCCGCAAAGTGGTTGAGGGCCTGCTGCGCCACACCACGGCGGGCGTTGGCACTGGCCGCCGCCCGGTCAACGATCTGCCGGTACGCGGTGGTCACGCTGGTGACGATGCGCCGGTACAGCGGCCGGGTGTCGCGCTCGACGGCGGCCGCGAGCTGACGGGGCACCTCATCGCTGCGGCCGGCGCCCTGTACGGTGCGCGCGGCTGCGGCATCCAGGTGTCCCAGATCGGTCACGGCCGCCTGCCGGCCACGGTCGTACGCCTCCAGCAGAGCAGCGTCTACGGCCCGGGTTGTGTCCCTGCGGAGTGCCATCGACACCACGTCGGCGGCACTCCGCAGGTCCCCATTCGCCCGGATCCGCCGATCCGCCCACCGAGGTGAGTCGATGTCCTGCCCGATGATGCGGGCGAGGTGGCCGAGGAGGTCGAGCTCAGCGGCCTGGTAGAGGTCATGGACCGGTTGGGCCAGGCCCTCCGCTGTTGCCGGGGAAACCGCCACCGCCGCCCCCTGTTGTCGTCGGGTCGTTCACGGCGCGGCCGGCTTCGGTGAGGATCCGGGCCACCTCGGCGGCCTGAGCGTCGGTATCAAGGTCTGGCTGGGTGAGCTTCACGAGGGTCTCGGTCGATGCGGCTTCGGCCTGCCGGAGCGCCAGCGCGGTCTGCGCGAGGTTCAGGGGGTCGTCCTGCACGGAGTCCTGGAACCGCACCGTGGGCCGTTCCATCTCGACGCCCTGCCCGGGGAAGAGGCTGGTGTTCTCCAGGGCGAGGAGCGCCTCGACGATGTCGGGGATGCTCACGGAGAACATCTCAGCCTTCCGCGCCCGGGTGCTCATGGAGCGGCCCTCTTTGGCTTTGATCTCCGTCGCGGTGACCGCCCGACCATCAGCGTCATCCCCGAACGTGCCGGTGCTGTACCCGGCGTTGCGGATGATCTGCCGGATCAGCTCCTCAGCGGTCGCCTTGTGCTCCGCATTGCGGATCTTGAACTGGTTCAGGGTGATCATGTTGCCCTGCTCGGTCGGCGGGATGTTCATGCCCGCGAAGACCTCACGGTCCTCCCACGTCATGCCCTGCCCCACACCGTTGTTGGTGAGGAACCCGGACGGCACGATGATGCGGCCCTTGCCGAGGCGGATGTCCCGCATCCACGACGTGTACGTCTCATCGAGAGCATCGAACAGCGACTCGGAGCCCTGATAGTCCGACAAGCCCAGGCCCTTGGTGCCGGGGATGTCCCGCCACGCGCGGGCGGTGACCGTGTTCGGGATGTACGACACGGTCATCAGCCGGCCGATGTCGACCTTCCGCTCGGCGATCAGACCCTTCGTCTCCGGGAACGAGTCGAAGCTGTCGATGCGCTTGCCGAGGTTGACGTCCGATCCCTCGTACACGCCATGAAGGATGACCCCGCCGCGCTCGTGCCGCTCCAGGTGCCGGACGACCTTCGTGCCGTCGGCGGCGATGACCGTCCAGAACGTCACGGCCATCAGCGTCTGGAGCTTGAACTCCGGGGCGGCGGCGTCGGCGTGGACGGCGTCGATCCACGGCCGGTCGGAGATCTCGTCGTCCCACACGGTGCGCAGGTACACCCCGCCGAGGGCTGCACTGATTTCCCCCGCGGCGAGGAGCGTCCGGTTGAAGCCGGTCTCCTGCAACTCCTCCAGCCGTTCCTGGGTGTCCTTGTTGTCGGCGAGGAGCGTCGCGGGCTCGGAGAACAGGAGGTCGGCGGACGTGCGGGCGATGTCTCCGGCCAGCGGGATGTGGAGCTTGGTGCGCTTCTCGCCGAAGGGGACCGGCTCACCCCAGAAGAACCTGGCCAACTGGCCGATGAGGCCGCCGCGCATCTGGGAGGGGCGGTTGACGGGCTGCTGCCCGTACTGGCCGATGCGGGTGGATCGCCAGTAGTACCGGTCGGCGATCTTGTCGGGGTTGCTGCTGTACCAGGCAGCCCAGTCGTCGAGGGCGGTACGGATCTCCGGGGCGGTCGGCGGCCACGCGGTGTTCTTATCGGGAAGCGGCATCGTCCCCCCGATCGATAGTGGGCAGTTCAACGAGGACGTACCGGTGCTCGATGTCCTCGGGGTTGCTGTCGACGTCGAAGCGGCAGGCCCCGCACATACCGTGCTCAGCGCCTTCGTTCAGCTCACCGCAGGAGTGCCGCCATGCCGTGGGCCGCCCCGATCCGCCGTAGGGCTGCTCCGCTGGTGGCGTCCATCCGAGCGCGAGCAGCGCCTCTGCCGTCTCCTCGGGCACGGTGATCACGGCGTCGCTGTCGAGGTCGAAGGTGAGCAGCGGCATGTCGAGGATCAGCGTCGCCAGCTCGCCGCGGTTGGCACCGAACTTGATGCCGGTGACGCCGTGCAGCTCCTGCCCGTCAACGGTGATGGTGGCGCGGCCGGGTGACTGCACGGCGATCGTCGCGTGCCGGGGGATCATGCCGCCTCCGTCAGGTCTGCTCGGATCAGGTGCCGCCAGTCGTGCGCCGTGGAGTGCAGCGCGTACCGCAGGGCATCGCACGAGTGGTCATCGGCCTTGAGGGGCTTGTCCTCGCCGCGCTCGCTGGCCTTGTCGTCCCACGCGTAGCCCGGCACCTCGGTGATGAGGCCCTCGCAGGAGCGGTGGACGGAGACGATCCCGGAGCCGAGCGCGACGCCGACGGACCGGATCCCGTCGAGGACGTCGTTCTTCGCGCGGGCGACGCTGCCGACGCCGTCGGACCACAGTTGCGTGATGAATGACGCCGCACTCGGGTCCACGAAGATCCACTCAGGGGTGACACCGAGACCGGACGCGTGCTTGTACGAGCCCAGCCAGTCCTGGACGCCGGTGCTGTACTGCGCATCGGTGAGCTGCCGTTGAGCGGCCCGCGAATCGTGCCGGTACTCACTGGCCACGTACAGCCGGTTGTCGATGCCCTGGCCGAGGAGCAGCGCCGCGAAGGGATTCGACGTGCCGTAGTCGACGCCGACTGCCATCCAGCGCTGCATCGCCGGGAGGATGTCCACGACGTGCTTGTTCTCGTCCCAGGAGTCCCAGACGACGCCCTCGGCGAGGCACCACTCGCCGAGGATGAACCGCCGGTACCACAGGCCGGTGTAGGTGGCCTTCAGAGCGGCCACGTATTCGGGGTCGAGCGCCGGGTTGTCGTCGAGGGTGAAGTGCCAGCTCTTCAGCCGGGTCGCGTCCGGGCGCAGCAGGTACTGCTTCCGGAACCAGTGGCCGGGCGCACCGGGGTTGGTCGTCGCGAAGATCTTCGCGCCGGGGACGGAGCAGCGTGCGACGAGCTGGTCGAAGAACTCCTGCGGGAGCGTCGTGGCCTCATCGACGTACGCGCCGGCGCAGGTGAGGCCGCGGACTTTCGGCTCGGCCAAGGCGTCGTTGGCGCCGATGATGTGGACCTCGCGGCCCATGATGACCGCTGTGGAGGCGCCGTTGGTGTACCGGACCTGCTTGGCGAGCTCGCCGAACAGGGTGCGGTCCATCATCGGCTTGAGGACGTTGCGGTACAGGGAGTCGCGGGTGCGGCCGATCATCACCAGTTCGCCGCCGGCCGGTGGGGCAGCTACGTAGCCGAACCAGCGCAGGATGGACGCGATGGTCTTCCCGGACCGGACCGAGCCTTCCCAGGCGTTGATGCGGTGCTGCGACTCAACGATCGAGGCGACCTGCTTGCGGGACAGCGGGGGTGCGTCACGGAGCATCACCGGCCCCCTCGTCTGCGGCCTGCTGCTCCTCGTAGATCGCAGCGAGCCCGGTCATGATCTTGCCGACCATGGAGCGGGCTTCGTCTGCGCCGTCGCCGTGGACGGGCGGTACGAGCTTGAGGGAGCGGTCGATCGCCATGCCGGCGGCGCCCATCAGGGCGCGCTTGGCGTCGGCCGGCGGCTCGGGCACGTCCTTGTCGGTGTACGTGTTGTCCTTGCCGCCGATGTTGAAGACCTTCGCGGGCTGCCACATCTGCTCGCTGAGGCGCAGCGCGTCGTCGGTGAGGGCCTCGGCGAGGATCGCGCGCTTCTCAGCGAGGTCGGCGGTGCGGACACGGGTGGCGGTCTCGGTCATCTCCGCCCGGTCAAAGGCGAGGCCCATGTCGGCGGCGTGGACGCTGACGGTGCGGGTTCCACGGCCGATCGCCCGCGCGATCTCATTGCGGCCGAGGCCCTGGGCGTGCAGGTCGCGGATCGCCTGGATCTCGCCTTCAGTGAGAGGTGCGGCGCCCATGGCCACCCCCTTGGGTCAGGCGCCGCTTGCCCTGCTCCCGGCAGCCGACGCGGTTTCGATGGTTTCGGCGACGCGGAGCATCCCGGCGCGTTCGATCCAGCCGAGCCCGTCGGAGTGGGTCACGGAGAGGCGTTCGCGGCCGTCGGGGAGCAGGAGTTTGAGGAGGACGATCGCACCGGAGACGAGGGTGCCGGGGGTGATCGTGGCGGTGATGCCGAGGGCGTCGAGGGTGGAGCCGATCGGCTGCTCCGCGCCGTCGTCGCTGTCCACGAGGGGGTCAGACGCGCTCGGGCCAGTGCCAAGTGCCGCCGGAAGTGGCGTCGGTGCCCGTCTCGTCGTAGCGGCAGCCGCCGGACTCCAGGGGGTGGAAGAACATCCCGGTCGGGTTGGTGACCGAGATGCCGATCAGGCCCGGGTTCTCTTCGCTGACCTCGGTGATGGTCGCGGCGCGACACGCGGACACGTACGTCTGGGTGCCGTCCTCACGCACGGGGGTGCCGTGGCTGACGTAGTGGACTGCGCGGCCGACGCTGGGCTGCTGCATCGCTGCTCCTGGCGGTTGGGGGAATGGCGAAGGCCCCGTCAGCGTCGTGGGCTGCGGGGCCTTCGGAAGTTACTCAGCGTGCGCCTAGATCATTTATGTCCGGGCACCATGCGCTTGCCCCGATTAGAACAGGGATGGAATCGGATCGCAAGCATGATCGTCGTAACGCTGGGTTACCACGGGTTCGAGAAGCGTCCGCCGATAGCGGACTCGCACCTTACGGATGTGAGCCATGAGCGCCGGAGCGGGGAAGAAGTACTCGCCTTCGGCCAGGAATCGGCCGAACTGCCGATGCCGCTCGCTCTCTAGGTCGTAGCTGCCCGGCTCGGCGGCGAGCACCTCGTCAGGCTTCAGTTCGCGCGCCCGATTCCCGAGCAGCCCCGTGGTGCCGATCTTGATGAGGTGGCCGAACCGCATGTAGTACACGACCTCATGGCGGAGTCCGTACGCGGTCTGCTGGGGCACTGCGGGCTGCTCTCGCTTGGACTGGTAGAGCCTGCCCAACCTGATCGCGACGTCAACGCTGGCCAGGGTGAGTTTCACCCCTGCTGCGTTCATATCGGCCAGCACGCGGGCGATGGCCTCGAAGGCGGGGTCAGTGGTGTCCACCAGGCTGGACAGTCCGGGGGCTCCAATCCGCTCTCCATGATCGTGGAGGGGATTGAGGCACTTCCCGAGTTGGGCACAGATATCCTCGTACACGTCGATGCTCCTTCGAAGCGTCGGCCATGCCCCGGGGGTGTTCGCGCACCCGCCGGGGTCTGCCTTTCGGTCTCAAGTATCCCACGCTGCAAGGCATTTGACCTGCGTTTACGCCACGCTGAGCAGATCCAGCGTCCATGTCTGCCGGCACCCGAAGCACGTCACGACCGGCTGCTCCCCATCTCCTGAGGCCACCACCAGTTGGCCATCGCACAGCGGGCACGGCCGTCCCACCGGCTGCACGGACTGGACCATGTCCAACGCCTGCTCGATGCGCCCGGCTACGTGCTTGGCCACGCCCTCGACGCGGCCGAGTTGCATCGTGGTGAGGCGCAGGAACGGGCCGGGGGCTGCCTCGACGCGGGCGAGTAGCCACGCCGCGGCGTACGGCGCGGACCGGTGGCCGCGGTACCGCCACCGGCGCACGTCCGCCGCGTCCTCGGCCGCGAGCTTGTCCCGTGCCGCCCGGTCCGCGGGGAGCCAGAACGACGGTGCGGCCTTCATGGGCTGCCGCTGGATCTCCTGCGCGAGGGTGTCGCAGAGGTACACGAGGTCGTTGTCGGCCATGCGGATGGTGTCGACGATCGCGAGGCGCAGCGGGGCCGGTGACGCACCGAGGGTGTACCGGGAGTCGGCGCGCTCCGCGAGGCGGGCGGCGAGCGCGGTGTCCGGCTCGTCGGCGGCGGCGAGGAGGTGGGCGATGCCCATGGGCTCGGGCCAGGTGGTGCCGTGGTGGGTGGTGAGCATGTCGGTGAGGTCGTCCCACCGGTCGATGACGGTGGTGAGGTGTGCGGTTGCGGTGCTGGTCATCGTCGCCTCGGGGTGCTGGTTGGGGCGTAGGGTGATCGGCATCGCAGGGGCGCGCCTGGGTGTCTGGCCGGACAGGGCGCGCCCTTCGTCATGTCACGACTCGGCGGGCTCGTAGGTGGCGCGGAAGATGTCGGCCTTGATCGGGTAAAACTCGCCGACGACGCCCTTGATGATCCAGTCGCCGGGTTCTGCTCGCATCGCCCCTTCAAGCGTGTGGATGATGAGGCCTCGTTCCGGCTTCGTAGCATGCACTCGTCTCGCGACGCCGCCGTCGCCGCCGATCCATCCGAGGATGCGATTCGCTGACTCGACAGTGCCGTTGAACTGCACGGCCTCGATCTCAACGGGCTTCTTGCGGAAGCGCGGCATGGTCAGTTCCCCTTCGTGGTGGCGAGGTCGGTCGTGGTGTTCCGCTGTGTGGCGATCTCGCAGCGCCCTGTCTCCGTGTGCATCTCGGAGCACTCCGGGCCGCAGCCCACGGCGGGCTCGACGGTGGCCTCGTCCCAGGCGTAGCCGCAGCGTGCGCATTGCCGGTGCAGGCGCTCGTTCGGCTCCAGGCCGACCGTCCCCTCTGCGCTGTGGACGCATGAGCCGTGGGCCCGGTATTCGGTGTAGGCGTGCGAGTGGCTGCACTTGGGGCAATCGGGTTCGTCGCCGCTGTACGGCGGCAGGGGCTCGGTGGTCATCGGTGGTCCTTTCGGCGGGCGTTGGTGGCGAGGTAGACGGCCCAGATGCCGACGGCGCAGAGCCATACGGCGAGGGCGTGCCAGACCCACGGGGGCGTCATCGGGTGCCTCCGTGGCCGCAGGTGGGGCAGGCGTCGGTGACGTAGCCGAGGCGCCGGCCGACCCGCGCGGCGTCTTCTCGGGTGCCGACGCCGAACTTGCTGTAGATGCCGCGCAGGTAGCTGCGGACAGTGCCTTTGGTGACGTGCATTTCAATGGCGGCCTCGCCCAACGACCGGCCGGCGGCGAGGTGCCGGAGCGTGTCGATCTCCCCCCCGCCGAGCCGCTCGGCGGGGGCGGTCACCGTGTGCTCCCCGCAACGACGGCCGCCGCCACGGCGATCCACGCCTTGTGCCACGCCTGATCCATCAGGTAGCCCGCGCCCGGGTCCCGCTGGAGCCACCCGGCGTGCCCGGTGGCGGAGGCGAGCCGTACGAGCCCGCGCGGGTGCTTGTCTGCCCAGTGGCCGCCTTGGCGGTCCGCGACGTAGTGCGTGAGTGCGCTGATCGCCAAACCGGCAGTCGCGCGCCGCCAGGTGATGCCGAGGCCGAGCGTGCGGTTGACGGCCAGAAGGGCGGCGGCCTGTGTCGCGGTGTACGTCGCGACGTGCTGTGCGCAGGCGCGGGCGCCGACGGGGCCGGGGTTGCCCTTGGCGGTCGCCTGCGCATCGATCTGAACCCAGTGGTCGGCGAACTCGTGAGAGGCGGTCAGGGCGGCGTATGCGGCGGCGAAGCGGGAGGCGGGCGAGGTCATCAGGTGGTGTCTCCGTCGGGCTGGTCGGCGGGCGGGGTGATGGAGGTGATCGTCGGGCAGGGATGGCCGCCGTCGCCTTCCTCGCAGCCGACGCAGTAGGTGATCTCGCCGGGGCCATTCGGGTCGGGGTAGCTGGCTGGGTGGTGGAGTTCCCGGACGCGGGTGATCGCGGCCTCGGCGGTCTCGGCGCGGGCGCGGTGGTCGTCCTTGAGCGCGTGCAGGACCTGGACTGCGTCAAGGAGCGCGGGCCAGCCGAGCATGGTCCGTTGCGCCTGGAATCCGAGGGCGTCGGCGAGGGTGACGCGGTGGACGTCCAGCTTGGCCAGGCCGCTGCGTTGTTCGCTGGCGGTCGTCGCGATGGATTCGGCCCGGCCGATGAGCGTGGTCCAGTTGCGCCCACGGGGTTCGCCGAGCGCATTAGCCAGAGCGACGCGGTGCACTTCCACCTGCTCGGCGCGCACCTGTCCTTGCCGTGCTTTGACGACCGCGACCAGGCATTCGAGCCACGTCGACTCCTCCGGGATGCCTGCCGCACGGGTGAGTTGCAGTCGGCGCTTCTCGGCGCGGTCCACCTCGGGCTGCACGACGGCGTGCACGACGGCGGTGATGGCGTCGATCGGTCCGTACACGTCGGTGACTACGCCGTAGGTCCAGGCTGCGACCTGGATGGGGTGTGCGGCGACGCATTGCCGTTCGGTGAGTCCGCAGTTGCCGTCGCAGTGGTGGGCGGCGGTTCGGAGGGTGTCGGCGATGCGGTCGCGGAGCGCGGCATCGCCCGGCTCGGCCCACCCGGTCTCCGGATTGTCTGCGGACTTCTCCGGACAACTCTCCGGCACCTGCCCGTTGACCAGCCCGGACGACCTATCCGGACCATCCGGACCGCAGCCCGGACCCTCCTTGCTGCGCCTTTCCGCCGTGACCCGCCGGGCGCCCGTCCACAGCAGCCCGGCGAGCATCACGCCGGCGCCGGCCGTCACCGCGAGGGCGTAGAGGGTGGGGCGTGGCCAGCCGGCCAGGCACACCACCGCGGCGATGGCGGCCGCCGTGATCGCCCACGGCCGGACGGCACTTACCCGGCTCATGACGCCTCCAAGGTGAGCTGCGAGAGGCGGCGGGCGGCGGCTTCGCAGTACGTCTCGTTCGCTTCGATGCCGATGGCGCGCCGGCCGGACTGGCGGGCCGCGTCGAGGGTGCTGCCCGATCCGGCGAACAGGTCGATCACGAGGCCCGCGGGCGGGCAGGCGTAGGCGATCAGCGGGGCGAGGATGCCCAGCGGCTTCTCGGTGGGATGGATTGAGCGCTGTCGGAGGTTGGCCACGCGCAGCACGCTTCGCACCAGCCGAGTCCCGTCGTCGGCGTAGGCGCGGTTCCCGGCCTCACCGAGGTGAGCGCCTTTGCTGCCGCCCTTGGATCGGCTGCCGTTGTCCTGGCCGTGCCACTGCTCGCGGACGGCGTCGTGGTGACGGCTGGCCCAGTCGCCGCGGTACCAGTGCAATGCGTGTTCGTGGACGCGGCGGAAGCGGTCGGCGGCCAGACCGGTGCCGACCGGCTTCTCCCACACCACGTCTTGGCTGAGTTTCCAGTCGGCGAACTCGCCGGCCCGGTCGAGGAACATGCGCATGCTGCCGAAGCACCACATCGACGCGGAGTGCTGCGCGGCGAGCGCCGGCCACCCGTCGGGCCACCGGTCCCAGGCGAGGCTGGTCTCGTTGTACGGCGGGTCGGCCAGGATCAGATCCGCCTGCACGCCGAGCGCGGGCAGGATCTCCCGGCAGTCCCCCAGGTACAGGGCGATCCCGGCGTCGACGTCCTCCCAGTACGGCGCGGGCCGTGGGGCGTTCACTGGTCGGTCCCGGCGAGGATCGCGTCGGCCAGCGCCAGGGCGGCTTCCGTGGTGCAGGTGGCGACCGTGCACGAGCGGTGCTCCACCTCGGGGATGCGGCCCTCGGCGACGAGCGCGGCCCGGTCTTCGGCGGCGACGCGGGCCTCTGTCTCCAGCAACGTCGCGATCGCCTCGCCGGCCAGCGGTCCCATCGCCGTGATGAACGCGGCGACCTCCGGCGTCGCCGCAGTGGCGAAGTCGTGCAGCCCGATGCGGCCCTGGGTGATCGTGCGGCCGTCGGCGTGGAGCGGCAGATCGGCGGGGCTCTCCGTGGCGATGGCCGTGAGGAGCGTGCGGAGGTGGGTGGCGGCGGCCGTGAGGCGCGCGGTCGGGGACGGAACCGGGTCGTGCTGCGGGGTCATCGGTGATCCTCTGTGGTGTCGTGCGGAGGGCTGTGTGGGCGTGTGCGGGGCTGGGGGTAGTGATCGCGGGTCTCGGGCCGTTCGCATGCCCGTTCGGGGCTTCACGGGCCGTGTGTGGATCACTCGGGGATCTCGATCTGGCCGAGCGGCGTGCGGTTGCGGATCTGGTCGAGGAGCGCCTGATAGCGGCGGATCGCTCCGTCGCCGGTTCGGTTGAGGGCGCCGCGGGTTGCGGGGGTGAGGGCGCGCCAGCAGGGCGGGCAGAGGTACTTGCGGGCGGCACGGGCGTTGGTGCAGTTGGGGCATTGGCT